AATTGGGCAAGGTCTAAATCTCGGAGGTCGAGCAGCATTTCATACCTCTATAAAAAAAGAGATGTACGGTTTGCCATCCGGGCCTTTAATTTTTTCCTCTTTGAACTTGTACTCACGGAGAATTTTTTCAAACACTTGCTTTTTGTTAAGCGGCATATAGGTATACAAAACTTTTACGTCCGCATTTTTTAATATTGCTATCAAAGGGTCTAGCTGCTTGTCCAACTCCTTGAGCTTGGCGCTTTCGGACAACCCTTTGCCAATCATGGCGTGCATCTCAACCATGTGCGGGCCTGATACCGTAATCAAGAACACAATCCTGCCGAGGTGGATGAGCTTGCAACCCGGCTCCTGAACCTTTTGGCCCATGTAATTTACCGCCGCAGCAGCCTTCTTGCCGCTGTGGAACTGCTCCATAAAATGGTCGTACATGATCTGCACAACTTCATTTGGTTTTTCGGCTGTAGGTGCGTTCATTTAATTAACTCTTGGGTTAACGGCAGCGACCAATGCCTCGGCCCAATCATACCAATTGTCGAATTTATCTGTTTGAGGAACCGCTTCGTCTTCAAACACATCGATCGCTTTCAGTCCATCACCCCAGGACCTCCAATCGGTGAATGAGGTTGGTGTCTCAAGCTGCTGCGCCGCATACAGTTCAACCATGAGCGATGCCCACGAATCGAAAGTGTGGTAACGCGGGTCGTAGACTTGGGATGGATTAAGTGCCATACGGCCTCGAATCGCCGATTTCGGCTGTGATCAAGACCTTACCAAGTTGGTAATTGCCGCCGACTACATTAGAAACAAATCGCAGCCTGATCTCCCTGCGTTGCTCACGCATATCCACCTTACCCGTGGTTTCACCAAATACGTACGGGCCAGTAGTCACATCCTCCGACTGGGCGAATGGCCGTCCGGTTACGTACACCTCCATGTCGCCGGATTGAATGAAGTCGGGCTCAATACGGCTAACCCGGAGCCATCTGTTCACACCCTCTGCCGCTGGTTGCGATGGACCACCCCCCACCCAGCCCAGATCATTGGTCTCGAACGAGCTTGGGATAGCAGTCACTTCCTGCCCATAAATCTCGTCGGTGCCAATCTCATGCTGGTAAAAGTTAATCAAGTCCGGCGGAGTTGAAAACGTCAGGGTATTGGTTCCGCTTGCCGTTGCGGCCAAGGAGAGTCCGACTGCTTGAGCGTAGATTGCAGTAACCGGAATCGAAAAACCAGAGCCAGTGCCGCCTATTGATGCCGCCGTTGCACTAAGCACATCGCCTACTATGTAGTTAGCCCCTCTGGCTGTGATGGTCACTGACGTAACCGTGGCTCCAGCAACGACGATGGTTGCCTTTGCGTTGAATCCTGAGCCGCCCGTAAGGCCAACGTTGGTGTAAGTACCGTTGGTGTACAAAGTGCCGCCAGTAATAGCGCCAAGGGTTTTAATGTTGCTAGATGTGATGCTCTGAACGGTCGACCCAGAAGCTACACCTGTGCCAGAGACGACTTGCAACAGGGCGGCAGACGTTTGGTATGTGTCCGAGTACACAATGAAGATGCCGGTAGTTAGTACATAAGCAGCAGAAAATACTACAACGCTCTCCGTAGTCGTCCAGCCAGCTTCGATTGGGTAGGCAAATACTTGCGAGAAGTATCCAGCGCTGCGGTATGCGCCCGTAGACTCTCCGACGTCATACCAAGTGTTTTCGCGCACGTTGTAGACTATGGCATCCGTGCACTCGGTCGCGTCCCCGCGAGGATAAAACCACCAAATCTCACCGAACCTTGGTACCTTGGTAACCCATACTTTTTGACGCTGGTTGTAGTTCAAGTTGTCAAAGAAGTAATTCTGGTTCATTGCGTTTGGAATTTCCTTCACGACACCAGTGTACATCAGGAAGCGATCAACGCCACACCAATAGTACACACCATCGTACTCAATGGCGCACTGGCTCGACATAATGGAGGACTGGCTGCTAATAATGTCGTAACGCCAAAATTGTGGGGGAGTGCCCGTGCCGCCGATGTAGGACACGCGGATTAGGCTGTCAACGCTCCAGAACAAGCCAGAAGGCGCGTTGGAGCCGCCCCTGACCGGCAAACCCTGGACAATTTTACCAGACGCCACATTGGTCGCATTTGCGTCCGCGGACACCCAGTCGTTGGGATTGCCTGATCCGCAGTTCTGAATAAGGCCGTTGTTGCCATACACAAACACGTACGGGTGCAGAGTTACAACACCGCCAGAAACCGAAATGTTGTTGTTAAACGTGATCGTGGTTGCGCCAGAGCTTGCGGTTGCTGCATTTGAGATCGTCACCGCTTGGAATTGGCCGAGTGTAAAAACGAGTCCTGTAGTAGTGCCTGCGGTGGTAACAATAGCCGGACCTCCCGAAGTAGCCGACAAAGTAAAATCGGTCGCAAAAGTCGTTGTGGCAATAATGAAGTAGGTCGTGTTGGTTGTAATCCCAGTTGCAGTGCCTGTCAGCGTACCAGAAGTCCTTACCGTCTGTCCAACAAACAATCCCGCTGTGGAAGTGCAGCTACATTGGCCCGCTACCCCGGTGACCGCAACAGCACCCAAGATTGGCGCAGAAAGCGCTGAAGCGACAACGGTGGTGCTTGCGGGAATTCCCGTGCCAGAAATAGACTGCGCAGCGCCGATAAGAATGTTGGTGGTAGCCAGAGACATTGTGGTGGTGCTATTCAATACGACGCTATCCGTGAACACACCAATCTGGCTCATTGTCGAGCCAACAATGTCGCCAATAAGTACGGGAGAATTGATCGTGTTAGTGATGTCATTCAGATTTTGACATGGGGCAGCAACCAAAGATTGGACACCAGCGCCGGATAAATCGTAAAAACCATCGAACTGCCACAGGTTATTATTTGAAGAAGTGAAGTTAGATAGCGTGAAATTCATCAATCCCCCGCCAATCCCGTTGTTATCGACCCCGAAAGACTGCAACCCATCGCTGTACCCACTATAGATGTAGTTGATGCCGTTTTGTGCGTTTAGCCAAACACCACGAGAGGGGCCGGATAACTGATCTGACATGACCCTGTACCCACCAATCTTGCGAGGACGGCCACGCTGGAAACGAACCCATTGACCGGAGGTGTAGAAGTTTTTATCGAAAACCGTCCCGTCCCGTTGGATGCCGGGTTGGGTGTCAAGCGAGAAGACTTTTTGGCCCATCAGTATGTACCGCCAGAAACCCCGCCCGTAAACGTGCCTGTGCCAGTTATTGTAAGGCCCGTTGCCGTTAGACCGAATCTTTTAACCCCAAGGACTGCAATACCAAACTCGCCTGAAGCGGGTCGATATATGCCTGTTGAAGTCTCTGCACCAAAATTCAGCGATGGGCCTCCTGCCGACCCATCGTTAAGCGACAACGTACTAGACCCGGCGGAGACTGTCGCTGCGTTCAACAAGTTCGTGGAGTCGCAAACAAGAATTGCTTGCTGGCTTGCGGTCACTACTGCTGAAGATGAACCCAGAACATTGGTCGTAAAACTGACCGTATAACCCGGCCCGCCCCCATTGGTCTGGTTTGTGATGTAGTAGACCTGAATTGTTTGCGGCACCACAATGGTGACGTTGCCAGTCAGAACGCCTGTGTACTTCTGAATGGTATTTGACGCCTCTGCGGAGGTCAGCGTGTACGTCCCAGAGGTAACTGCCTTGGTCAACTGGCTAAAATTAAATTGCGTGTTTTGACCAAGACCAATGGTAAAGAAAGCCAAACCAGAACAAGAAATAATGCACGAGTCATCGGGTTGTAAAATGATTGAAGCAGCGCCATTAATTAGGTCACCACCTGAAGGAGAAACGGTCAACGTACCAGTCCCGCCGTTTCGCAGCAGCATATACCAGTTGTTGCCAAGCGTGCCAACAGAGGAGAGCGTTAGGGTTCCAGATCCGCCAGTCCAGACGTAAGATGCTGCCCGATCAGTAGTGAGCGCCGTATAACTCGTTCCAAATGTTTGGACAGGGTGCGCTGTATTGAGCGTGTTGGTTATTGCAAGCAACCCGTACCCAGCAAGCGTTGCTGCATCGGTGTTGGATGAACCCAAACCAAACGCAATGATTCCCCAAGTCCCAGACACAGTGGGGTTTGCGGTAATGTAGATGTACTGCGCCTGACTTGGCTGCACGGTAACAATAACGTTTGCGCCGCCGTAGTCATAAACCGTAACCGCGAAGCTCCCAGTGTTGCGAATCAAAGCATCCTGGCCAACCGAGGCTTGGTTAGCTGGCGGCATATATAGACCGTATGCAGCCGATGGTGAACTAACCTGCATAATCCGAGCGGTCACACTGTCCGTGACGCTCCCATTGATGGGCCACTGTAACTGCGTGTTCGCAGCTAAGGTGATGGAGCGGAACGATACGTCCGTGGGCTGGATGACTTGTCCAGTAAAAGGTGATGTAAAACTCATGTGTCCCTCACAATCGCTTGGCGATCAGCTATGCGCACCGTATTCTCGTTTTGTAGCACGGCGATGATTTTGTCGTACTGGCTCTGCCACATCGGAATGCGCTCGTCGTTTTTCAAGAAAGGCATAGCTTGCAACAGCGAGCCGTAAAGTAACGCCTGTGGGGCGTACTCGGTGAACCAGTTGGATTGGTTACTCGAATCCAGAGGTTGGTTGCGCTCGTAGTACAAGACCTCGTAACTGTACGCATCCGCTGGGGTAGGGGCAATCAGCCAGTGCTCGTAGTCGTAGTCGCAATAGAACAATGGGATGTCCGTAGAACTAGGGTCAGGCCAGTATTCGCGCAAGTACTCGTAGGTCCGAAGCAGGACCGGCTGTCGATCACCGGCCACCGTCACATTCATAGAAACCGTTTTCCGCCAACGCGCTGGCTTCGCAATAGTGGCCTCACCCAGGACCATGTTGCTGCCCACAACCACCAAATTGCCGAGGAATTTGATCTCGGAGGTGATAATCTGCTCCGCCAGCATAATGAACCGGGGGATTTTATCCAACGTGCCGGTGTCCGTCCGCTCCAAGTAGGACTGAATGTCTTCTACCAGCGAATCGTAGGTCATAACCGAAGCGGCTGTCATAGGGGTTCCTCGAACGGTTGGACGTTTCGCGGGATTATACCATGAGCCGGGGGCGCGGTCAATCCGGCTCGCATCAGCTTTAGGCGTAAGGGCGGGTACCCGCCTTGTCGATGATTAGCACTTGACCGCGAGGCTTTCCATTGGGGTCATTGGGTATGCTAATGTGCGTCCAGCGGTCAAACTCGCGGATCAGTTGGTCGAAGGGTAGTTTAGCAGCTATCACTGCTTTTACAACCTGATCTGGCGTCACGCCGGGAACCCGGATGTCCGCCGCGCAACCTATCCGATGTTGAGAGGTGTCTTTGGAACCAACCGCATCGTTGACCTGCTTAGACCGGAAGGCGGAGTTGACCATGATGGGTTTACCACCTAAAGCGGTTTTAACCTGCTCAAGTAAGCCAGCCAGTCGCACCAAATTTGCTCGTTCTGCGTCATTGGGTGTGTTGTCAAACTCGCGGTGGTCGGTGGTAGTTAGTTCTTCAAGAGTAAAGTGTTCGGTCAAGTTCATTTAAGGTTTTCCTCCCCGTGGGACAACTTCACACCAGCCAACAGCCCGATAAAGCCGCCGACAATGGTTTGAAATGCAGGGCTAATCAGTTTGAAGATTTCTGCGTTGTCCACAAGGGGGTCAAACAAACCCGCCATCAGCACAGCCACCATACCGAGGATGACCACGCAAAGGGTAAAGCTGACCATCAGGGTAACAAGAAAGGTAAGTTTTGCTTTCATTTCCTCACCCTATCGCTGATCTTCTCTAAGGTTCGACCACCGAAGTAAAAGCTCATCACCAGCATCCCCCACTGGCCGAGCAACTCTACATACGCGCCACGGGTTTCGTATTCGAAGATAGACGCAATGGCAAAACCAGAGTACGCCAGCAAGATGAATATCAACGTCATAGGACGGATGTTCTTTGACAGAAAAGAGTCAGACCCCATATCGGCCTGCATACGCTGAGTCAGGTTGTTTTGCTCAGTCTCGTACAGCTTGGTTTCATTAACCATCTTAGCTAACTCACCGTCCTGCCCCATCTTGGCAAGTTCAAGTTGCGCCCTAGCCTTGGCCTCGGGGTCTGGAATCAGCCTGTCAATGAGTTTGCCGCCTATATCAAGCAGCGAGGATAAAGGGTCAAAAGCCATGTTTAATCTCCTTCACTTTGCCTTCTCCATAATCTTAGCCCGCAAGGCGGGGCTATCTGAAGTACCTGCCCACTCCGGTAGGGCATTCCAAATTAGGACGTAATCATCGCCGCTGCACTTTGTCCTATCCAACCACTCCAGCATGGCCTTGTGGCGCTCTGCTGGGTCGTGCCTTGTCCAGCCAATGACGTACAACTCTTGCACTGCGCAACTTGTCTGCTTGGGCCTTTCTTGCTTTTTGGGCGGTGGCTCGGTGGACAAGATCAGTTGATCCTGCGCCCAAGCCACCGACAGTAGCAACACCAAAAAGATAAAAAAGCGCATGGAACATGGCTCAAATTCCAATAAGCTTCTTCACGAACTCCGCCGCAACCCCAGGCCCAAGCAGCACTGCCGCAATGACTACGTACAAGAGGTACTCGACTTTAGTCATCCGCTTCTTACCATCGTCAAAACGCCCTTGGATGTTTTCGTACCTCTGTGCGCAAATTGCTTCATGCACAGACAAGCGCTTGTCGGTCTCCGTGGCGAGTTCGTGAACTGCTTCCATTTTTACTCAGCTATTGCTGCCTCTGCTGGCTGCTCGGCTAATGCCTGCTTCAGCATATTGAGAAAAGCGTCGCGCCCGACTTGCAACTGATCAACGTTGAACTTTGCTGAAGCCACTTTGCGCTCTAGATCAGCAACGTGATCCAGCAAGATTTTTTGCTGGTCATTCAAAGACTCGATGTCGTACTCAACGCCGTCAATGATGAGTTGGGGTTTTGTGTTATTGCCCATTTCATGTTTCCTTTTCAAATCGCCGCCAAGACCGGGTGGCGGCTTCCCGTTACCAAGGTACGCCAGCGGCGGTTACCGGATTCTTTTGCGCTGCAATCTGTGCAGCAAGGCTTGCCTCTGTTGCGTCTTTGTCCACGCCGTTAGCCCAGCACCAATCCAGCACTTCAGCCTCAGTCACGCTGGCATAGGGGATAGCAGGGGTCGCAGCAGCAAAGCCGCAAGTGCCGTAGCTTGATGCAGAGTAGTCACCGTCTACAGCGCTTACAGTCCAGTGGGCTGTGGTGATGAAACCGTCTGCGGTGAGGCGGTCACATTGGGCAATTTTCCAAGTTGTTTGCATAATTACCATCCTGCCATAGTTGCATATTTCTGACCATCCGCACCGCAGTCAGCAAGGAACTCGTCCTTCTGCTCTACGCTGTAGTTGCGGCACTTTACTCGTTTGAGTTCTTTGGGGTCACCGTTATCGCCCAGCACTTCCTCTAGCCATGTGGCTTCTAAGGTATTGGATTTAATGTCGTGGCAAACTGCTGCTAAATAACTCATGAAGATGCTCCTTTGATGATTGCAAAGTTGATTACAACTGCGTCTGATAATGAACTGGCAGAAGTATTTGTTACTCTAATGTAAGCTGTTCCAGAACCAGTTACTGCAACACAGTCCGTTGTGTAATTAGAAAAACCATCTGTGTTTGCAAGCACTAAATCATTAGAACCTACAAGGCTGTTTGTAAGTATGAAAGTAACACTGGTGCTAGCCAACAGAGCAGCGTTATTCATTGTAATTTTTCCTGCTGGCTTGTTCAGCGTTACGCCTGTTGACTTGCTTGTTGCCTGTGTAACAGTACCACCTGAGCCTGTGCCGTAGCCGAGACCAGCAGGGTTGGTGACTAGTACGTTACCTGAGCTATCAATACGCATACGCTCTGTTGCGGAAGAGCCTGTGGAAAACGCTAAATAGCTTGGGTCACCAGTAATACGCGCAACTTCAACTCCATTTATGGTATAAAAATCATATGTCTGATTACCGGTTGGCGCAAGTCGTTGGAAAGCGGCGTAACCACCTGTGCTGCGGCTTGCAACAATAGTGTTAGTTGATGAAGACACATCTAACTTTGCCCCCGGCGCGTTCGTCCCTATCCCTACGTTACCTGCAAAATAATTTGGCGCAGTTCCATTAACATAAATATTCCAAGCAGACCCGCCGCCAGAGGCGGTAGATAATGCGGAATAATAACCGAAGTTTGACTTACCCGCAGTGGCTGATGCGCCGCCAATGTCGTTAGCAAGGAAGCCGTAGTTGTTGGTTGCGCCAACCAAACCTGAATCGGCTTGGAATCCAAATTGACTTGTAATGGCAGAGCCAGCACCAACAGTTCCTCCGTTAGCTTGATAGTGCGATAGCGTCCCAAGCGTAAATGATGAAGCAACTGTGCTTGGGAAAGTTGAATACAGGCGAACAGAGTTTGTCGCTGTGGCAGCAATAGTCCCGTCAACGCGAACGCCATACGCATCGCTTGCGCCTGAGTCTGTACCCGGCGTCATGCCTTTACTAATCCTCAAACTCAAACCAGACACTTGGGTACTGCCGATGCCTACGTTACCGCCGGAGTCGATACGCATCTTTTCTGTTGGCGCAGTATTTAATGTAGTAGATGTAGAAAATACTAACTGACCCGCTGGATATTGAGCGTTTGTTCTTGCGCCAAAAATACAACTAATAACGGCACTTGAATATAAATTTGCGCTTGCGCCAGTAACCGCTGCAAAGTTAAGTTGTGATGTATTGCTTGTAGTCGTATCGCTGTTAGCAATTGTTAAAGCTGCGGCACTTCCTGCAATTGTTGTTGAACTGCTAGAACCAACAACTTGTAAAGGTCTTGTTGATGCAATTTGGTCAAAAGTTTGAGAAGTGCTGTATGTTATTGAACCAATACCCAAGTTACCGCTTGTATCCAAGCGCATCCGTTCACTGCCTCCTGTGTAGAAGGTCATTGGTAGGTATGTGCCTGTGCCTGTAATACCTGACCTTAACTGAGATTCAGTTACGTTTGCCTGTATTTGAAAAACACTTGCATTTGTTGGGTCGCTATTACTAGATGCAACAAATTGTGATGTAGTACTTGTACCGTTAGGTAAAATATAAATAGATGTTGCGCTGTTGGCTGTACTCGTTTGAAACGCTACACGACTAGCAACAGTCGCATTACTAAAGTCACCAGTAATCCTTGGCGCAGTACCACCGAATGTGTATGTGCCTGTAGCGTCAGCGGCTATGCGTAGCTTTTCCGTGCCAGACGTTTCAAATGTTATTGGAACATATGTGCCAGTACCACCAATTGATGATGCAAACGAAGCCGCAGTTGCGTTATAACGGATGGTAAATAAACTGAAATTAGTAGTAACGTCAGAGCCGTTGTACAAAATTAAATTTGTTTGTGTAGCACTACCATTAGGAATGAACGGGACAATCGTATTTCCGTTTGTTGTGCTGCTTTGAAATGAAACACGATTAGCGGCAGTCGCATTGCTAAAGTCACCAGTAATGCGGTTGCCTGTTCCTGTGAACGTCAGGTTGCCTGAGTCGGTGAGCGAGGTGAACGTGCCTGCGGCGGCAGTGGTGGCTCCAATGCTCATGTTATTGATGGAGCCAGCAGTGCCTGACGAGATCGTGATCGTGCCAGCACCAGTGGTGGTGTAGGACTGGTTGTTTGTCGTGGTATTAAGTGTGATTGCACCAGTGGCAGTCAGGCCCGTGGTGGCTAGTACGGTGCCGCTCCAAGTCAAGTTGGCGGATGCGCCAAAGACACCGCTGTTGTTGAACTGGAGTTGGGTGTTAGAACCGGCAACGATACCCGCGCCCCCAGCGCCCGCCAGCAGTGTCACCACGCCCGAACTGTTCTTGTAGTACAGCTTGCCGTCATTGGTGTTGATTGCCAACTCACCAGCCGCTAGGTTTGCCGCCAAAGGAACGGCGGATGCGGTAGTGCTGTAGTAGAGAGATATTGGGGTATAGCCTGCTTGAGACATTAGAAAGTTCCTCCAAAGATGCCAGTTGTTGCGGTTACCGTTGTTGCGGCTACAGTAGTAAATGCGCCCGTAGTAGGTGTTGTAGCACCAACAGTTCCGTTAATGTTAATCGACGCAGTACCAGTCAGGTTTGTAACCGTGCCACTGCTTGGTGTACCTAGCGCACCATTGAACGTCACAAAAGCGCCAGCAGATCCTACATTGACCGCCAAAGCAGTGGCAACGCCTGTACCTAGTCCAGTGATACTTCCGACCGCCGGAGTCACCGTGGTGTTGGCTGCTAGAGTCAACTGGCCCTGCGCATTGACTGAAAACGTACCAACTTGTGTGGCAGATCCATACGAGGAAGCAGCCACTGCAGTGTTAGTGATGCTGAACTGTGTACCCGTGAGGGTCAGGCCCGTCCCCGCCGTGTAGGAGCCCACACCAGCAAATTGAACCCAAGTGATGGGGGTTGTGCCTAAAGTACCGCCTGCATTGGAGGTACAAACCCAACCAGTGTCGGCGTATGAGGTTCCTTGCTCAATGAAGGTGAACGCCCCGGGGACTTCCGCCCAAGTGTCCATGTCCGTTGCGCGAGTCCATGCACCCGCCGCAACCAAGTATATCCCGTTGTCTTGGCTTAGTGTTTGGTCTTTAACCAGACACCTATCTCCAGCAATTAACGCTACTCCGTCAATGGTCTGAGTTCCAGACAACGTAATATTCGCCGTCGTTGCCGCCACGCAAGATGCCTTGGGGTCTAACCCTTGGGCTACTGCATCGACATACTGTTTGGTTGCTAACTGCAAAGCAGATACTGGGTCTTGTGTTACTGCAACTGAAGTCAGACCACCCAAGGTAAGACTTGACGCGCCCAAGGCAATTGCAGTTGTTCCAACAGTCACAGACGAGTTGGTAAGGCTTGCATTTGCAATGTCGGTCAGCGTATTGCTTGCGCCACTGATGGTCTTGTTGGTCAGCGTATCAGTCGTTGCGCGACCCACCAAAGTGTCAGTGCTAGTTGGCAAAGTCAATGTGCCAGTATTAACGATTGACGATATAACGGGGGCTGTCAATGTCTTATTGGTAAGCGTCTGAGTCGCGGTCAAGGTAGCAACAGTGTCCGCGCCAACAGTCGCCGTTGTCATGTTGAATACGCCACCCGTCACCGTCTTGCTGGTGAAAGTCAAAGCGGCAGGTAAAGACAACGTAATAGTTGATACGCCCGTTGCGGTTATTTCGTTTGCAGTGCCATTGATGGTGGTTATTGCACCAATTGAAGAGGCGCTGATTGCCACGTTGGCGGCGGCAGTCAATTGCCCTTGAGCGTTGACAGCAAAGGTTCCGACCTGGGTAGAAGACCCATAAGAGCCAGCGGTCACAGCGGTGCTGGCGATTGAGATCGTGCCTACGCCAGTGATGGGGCCACCCGTCAGACCCGTACCAGAGTTGACCTGAGTTACGCCACCAGATAAAGAAAATTGATTCCACCCTGTGCCAGAGTACCCAAAATACCCTCCTACGGTGGTGTCGTAACGAATCATGCCAATAGCAGAGGCAACGGGTTGTTGACCTGTGGTTCCGACAGGGATGGTCATCGCCCCGTTGCCCGGCATCACTGGGTCGTTGGCAATCGAAAATAATGGGTTACCCACACCAGAAGGGTTTGCGATGGAAATCTGGCTCGCCGTACCAGTCAAAGTGGTCGAGGTAATTGCGCCCGCACTTGTCAACACCACAAAACCATTGAAACTAGCATTTGCAAGGTTTAGCGCTTGACCAGCCAAAGTGATTGTTGGGTCGCCAGCAATGCCATTGCCGTCAGAGATTGCTAGACCTGCGCCAGAAACAACGATCGAACGGCCTGTAATAGCCGTCCCAGACGTCTTAACCTGAAGCCCAGTACCAGAGTTCACTAACGACAATAAAGCGCCTGTGGTCGTTACATTAAACACGCCCTGAGCGCCCCCGTCAGACAACGTGAGGCCGTTGGTCGCCCCAAAATATCGGCTGTTTGCCAACTGCGGAGTCTGGTTTACCGTCAGGTAAGTGTAGGGCTGCGACGGAGATGCGGCGATAGCGGCAGTGGTGGTTCGCACCGTCTGCCCGTTTTGTACAATCGGCACCGCCTCGGTCCCGACGATCGCGCCCGCTGGGGGAAGTTGCGTGATTTGAAGCGAAACAGAGGCCATAGCGGTTATATACCTAAACTGTCGAGGTTACCGTTGTTTTCCGGCGTCTGTGTATTCTGTTCAGTCGCAATTATATACGCCCCCGACGGGTCGGTGAGCAGATCTGCGGCGGTAACAGCTACCGAAACGTCGGGGCGAGGGAATCGAAGGTTTATGCGTTCGGTTTTGCGAGCCGGGAGCCGATAGGGGTCGAATTGGTCGCGACACCCTTGATCGCACACCCTGAGGCCTGGAAAATTCGGGTCCGCCATGAGAACCGAAAACGCCCGTTTCATTTTGCAACGGTCGCAGACAGCAATAGCCAACGAGGGCATGCCGGTAGTGTCCATAAAGCGTGGCATTATGCGGTGTACACTGAAATGTTAGGAGCCCAGTAGATCGGCGATTTATCCCGCTCCTCTTGCTCAGCCGCGTTGAAGTTCTTTTCGGCTTGGACCTCTAGATACTGAATACGACCCACCTCGACTTGAGGCATGACCATCGAAACGCGGTGAGCGAGCATGGAGGATATAGCGAGCAGCCAGCGGTCCGGAATCGCCAGCTGACCCGAGAGAGCGCCGACGTCCTCGATCTGAGCAGAGTACCAGACGGTCATTTGAACAAATGAGTCCGAGGGGACAGGCCACAAATAAAGGGAGGGAACGGGAATCGTGCGATTGAACCAGAATTGATAAGGCTGATTCGCTGTGAAATTTTTGTTGGGCAGGTTGGTGTAATCGTCGCGGTTCAGACGGGCCATCTGAACCTCAAGGCTATTATTACCAAGATAGAACTCACGGAGCGCCAGTGTAGTACCGCCCGAGGCCCGCACGCGGTATGCTATCGCATCCTGGCCCGTAGTGATGTCGACCCATTTCCATTGACTATCTGTAACGGTTATGGTGCCAACGTTTTCCAGGGTCGACCAGACCGAGTTGTCGTATGAATACTCAAGCGTTATCGTCCAAACGGCGCTACCACCGCCGGAGACGTAGGGGAGTATGCCGATCGAACCGATGTACACCGGGTTGCCGGTGCCGTAGTTAACCGATATATTACCATTGGCCGAGGTCTGCTGGCAGAACGTCGCTGTATCGGCGTCGAATGCATCCGCCACCTGCCCACCCGCTGATGTGGCGTAGTCCCCAGTTGGGCGATTAAGGGTGCGGTAAAGCACATTAAGCGCATCGTTCGAACCCACCGGTAGGTCGTAAACGTACCGGTCCGCTTGCAGCCCAATCACCGTCTTTTTGATCGCAAAATACTGAATGCCGCGATTGATCAACGAAGCGAGTAAATAGAATAGGTTGCGCTTGATCGACTGCACCTGCTCCACCGTCAGCTCCTCGGCCAGCTTACCCGACGCGCGCGCTGCGTCATCGATCAGGTTTTGAACGGTGACTGTAGTTAAACCGACGGTTCCTGAAGTTGACATTTACCACCCCGGACAGTTCCAACGTTTAAGTGATGCAGCTTTCCGAGTTGGTGCCCCGTGCTCATCCTTGAGCGGTCCCGGATTACCCTCCATTCGAGCGCAGAACGAATCTCTACGCGACCCGCCTTGGGGCTGAGGGGCTTTCAGATTGCTGCCAGTGGCCCGATTATACTTTATCCGGCCTTTTTCTGTCAACCCCGCGCCCTTCGATGCGGGCAGCTTTTCGCCTCGGGAGATCGCGAGATTAACTTTCGCCCTGCTCATCGCGCTTTAGCAGTCTTCGCCGACTGCTTGAAGTCCGCTGCCGTTGGTGCACCACCACTCCCCGCTCGGCGCATCTTCTCGCCGGAGCCCGCAGCGATTCTCTCGCGCTTCGCATTAATGTTAGCGTAGAGCCCGCCGCTTTTGAGCCCCCGGCCTTTATCGGCCTTGACGAACTCCTTGCCGACTTTCGTAGGTATGCCTACCTTCTTGGCGAACGCGGGGTTATGCGCGACCGCCGCCATCAATCGATGCTGCTTTGGTGATTCGGTTGGCATGATCAGCCCAAAGGGTTGACGTAATGTTTGACCATCTCAAGCACCACCGTGTAGGTGTCGCCAGCGCTTGCGTCAAGCGTGGTGAACGTGATAGCCCCGTCAACGCCAGTGCTGGCGTTGTTGGTCAAGCCGCCAATTTTGCTGTAGTCTTGCGTGTACGAGTTGTTCTGTGGGATCGTTTCAATAACCACAGGCGTAGTTGCCTTCCACTTCAACTGCACTTCCATGCCGTGCGTCAACCCAGTGACTTTTGTAATCGTGACGCGGTCGCAAGCACCGCCAGAACCCGAAGGGGTCAGCGACGCAGGGTTAACCTTGACAACATTGGTCTCACCAGTGCCATCACTGGTGTTTGTAAATTTCATAATTGCAACGCGCTCACCATCAAAGAGCGTTTGACTTCCAACTGCATCGGCCATATTTATCCCCAATTAGAAGCAGGGGCCGAAGCCCCCACTGGATCAGCAAACCATCCCACCCTTTTTGAACGTCCCAGCAAGCTGGGAGATCGCAACGGGTTTCGAGGCAGGGCGTTTCGGCATTGCTACGGCATGGCCGCTGTTATTAACAGCTCCCCCCGTAGCGAAGCGCTTTTTTGTCGCACCACCCTTTTTGTAACCACCGCCGTTACCCAGCTTCACATCGCCCGTGGGCGCGGAATTGGTATCGGTATGTGCGGTGCTTACCTTGGTGGTCTTGCTTGGACGAGTCATGATAATGCCGCCGTCTTTGAATCCGCCCTGGCCATTCACTACGCCGCCGGTTGCAAAAGCTCCGGGTTTCGGAGACTTGGCGATGCCGCCCGTCTTCAAGCCTTTGTGGGCCTTGGACGCCGGTTTGCCCGCATGCTGCGACAGGTCCTTGCCGATTCCCTTGATGGCTTTCATTTCCATCTTGTGATCAGCAGACGACTCGACTTCCCCGCCCTTTTTCATCATGGGGCGACCCATGGGTGGCATCGGAGGACGGCCCGGTGCGGGGATACCGCGTGCCGGAGGAGCGGGACGCATCATGGGACGCTTTGCAGCCATAGCGCGGGCGGCAACGGGGTTACCCATCGGAACGGCTGGCGTACCCATTAAAGCGCCCATCGCGCCACCGTCCATCTTTTTTACGGGCTTGAACCCGTGTTTAGCGCCCTCGGCGTGCATACGCTTATGGGAAGCAGTACCCCCCGTTTTAAGCTTCAGCTCGACTGTGGGCTCCGTGGTCATCATCTTGACCATAGGCTTGAATTGTCCCATGTCGTTCTCCTTATGCTTGTGTGACGCCAAGAGCGCCAACACGGGTTGCATTTGGGCCTACTGCAATTGCAGGTAGGGCGATTCCCATCACGAGACGTTTAATACCGTCCGCCGCCGAGGAGGGCAGATAAGTGCCCCGCACATCACCAGTTGTGGTGGTTGCTGTAGCAGTGGCGGCAACAGTCATAGTGCCAGCATCTTCAGCCAAAGTATTGTCCCAACCAGCGCGGGTAACGTAACCTCGATCAGTGATGCGCAATGGCGCACCCAAGATGTCGGTTGTACCTACCGCAACGGTCACCACGCTTGCGCCAGAAGAGACAACACTGGCAATTTGGTAGAAGGCTTTTTTACCGCTGACAGTAGTTGATGCCACCGTCCCTGTTGCAATCACTTCGCTCATGGCTTGACCGTAGTAGTCGTAACCAGAGACAGTGATGTTAACAGTAGTTGGAGAGCCAGCACCTGTGGTTGTAGAAACCGCGCGAGGGCAGTCGAGTTGCAAGCCTGTTGCACCGCCCGCAATCGTAGCGGATGTAACACCAGCACCTGCGGCCAGCGTGAGCGTGGTAGCAGTTGTGATGACAGCAGCGACAATGTTGGTCGTCGATTTAGCTTGAGGTACAACGTCCCAAATATAGAGGCGACCCAGGGGGCCGACACCAGTGCTCATCGGGGACGGGTTTTGCAGTAGAGCATTACCCGAACCAATAATCGTGGCGCTTGCTACAGTTTGTGAGGCGCTTACGGTGTAAGTTCCTACACCACCTGTGCCCGTACCGAATGCGGTGATATAGGTACCGTTGGTCAACGACGTTGAGCTGTCGATAAACATACCAACAAAAATTGGGTCACCCGAAAGCATCGCGGTGACGGTCAATGTAGTGGTAGCAATTGAGCCAGTAAAAGTTGAAACAACAGGGTAGGCGTCCATACCTTGAACGGTAAAGGCGGGACCTAGAAAGAGATCATCTGAAAATTGAGGCATGGTCTGCTCCTTGAAAAGTTTGACCAAACATTAAAATAAAGGGCTGGGTTCTACGCCAGCCCCCACACGGGTTAGACGCCGGGAGTACCGTACATCGAACGCCAGTCGGTGAAGCCGACGTCGTAACGCTCGGTCGCCTTGTAGCGCATCGAGTCAGTCTCGAAATCACCTTCCATGGTCTTCTCCAATGCGCGGCGCATCAAGAGCTTCATACCCTCGGGAGCGTCGGTCTGGACCCACCATGCGTTGGCATTGGTCAGACGGGAAAGAACGGCAGCACCTTCGTCCAGCAAGCCGATAGACTTGACGGGGTTGATGTCGTTGTTCGTTGTCCCGGCACGCAACACGGATTTCAACAGCACTTCGGCTTGGAAAACGTTGCCCGGAGCGACCACCAATTGGCGGGGCACCAGACGGATTTTCTTGCCGTTGTTGTCCACTGCTTGGCGAATCTGAATCAGCATCTGCTCAAGCGATGTCTGCGACAGGTTCGCGGCGGTGGACAGCAGGTTGCTCGCTGTACCGTTCACGATCGGATGCGAAGCGGAGTTCAGCTGGACTCCATCGCCGCCGGGGTAGGACGAGTTGAAAGCGCGGTTCAAGACGTTGGCGCTCAGCGTTTCTTTGGTTTCCACCAGAGATTGCGCCAAATGCTTCGCGTAGACTTGGCCGATGCGGATGTGGTCGCCGTCTTCCACCAACACTTTGGTCAATGCGAAGGCGAGGCCATACACATTGTACACATAGCGCTTGAGGAACAACACGCCACCCTGTTGGTACGTGACGGGAGTACCGTCCGGCAACTGGGGCGCTGCGCCGAATCCGTACAGGACTGGCTCTTCGTGGTAGTTACGTGGAATGCCTTGCTCCTCGCGGAACACGCGTGACCACTCATCTTGACGTTGATCGTAGACGCCATCAAAACATTCATTAAGAATAGGTTCGACGATGCTACGAAAGTCGGTACTTCTCATTGGTGCGGCCATTATCTATTCTCCTTAGATGGCGTTAACGGTCGCTTGGAATTGCGATTCGTTGATGGTTGCCCGCACAATCGTGTACGCGTCGCCCCAAGCATTATCGGGGTATGGGGCCAGATCGACTATCCGCATCTGCGCAGAAGCACCGGAGCCCGCCAAAGAGGTGGACAAGGTGCACTGCGACAATCCGGTAGTAGTGGAACCGGCGGTAGTGGCGCTCAGGTCGGCTTGGTCCCCGATTGAGGTCTGAGCCAGCGAGCCGTCGGCCTGGATTTCGTACACGATGTTGGGGTCGTTGTAGAAATAGGCGACGCACGAACCGGTCTGGTACGCGGTGTTCGCGGGCCAGCTGTTCGATACGCGACGACGACCGGTGGTATCGGTCCACTCCACGCCAGCGAATGCCCCTTGGAAGGAATCACCCGCTGCAGCGACGACGATGTTGCCGCTAGTGTTGAGCTTGACCGGTTGGCCTTTTAGAATGTCGGTTGCATAAGCCGACGCAATACCATTGGCCAGCGCCTGAGCGCGGTCCAAACCCGAAGGATGGAACGCGGGACGCAAGCCGAACGGTGCATTTGTTGAAGACATAATCTTACTCCAAATCAGGTTCGATAAAATCCGGCCTAGTTAAAGTAGGGCACGGGCATAGGTTTGTTGAGTTCACTAATGCCATTGCCTTCGACAACGCCAAGACGCTTGCCATTGCTGTCCTGCGCCACACTCTGTTCCGCTTGACCGCGAATCTTATCCGCCTCTTCAAGTGGTGCATAGTGATGCAGCTCAGCCATAATGTCCTGATACACATCCTGTGGGAGTTTATACAGAAGCATTTCATTGCAAGCGACGAATCCAGTGTTTTCCCCTGCTTTTACTTTGTAGTTCTCAAAGCCAGGAACTTCCTCAATGCGGACTGGTTCGTAACCCATGCGCATGCGCTTATGGATAGGGTCGTACCCATTG